TGAGTATACTCTATCGTCCTATTACAAAAAAGGTCAGAGATACTTACGAAATCATTCCTTATAATGGAAACATTGAAGAAGAAAAATGGTTAGATATGCCAATGAGTATACACTTTGGGGTTTTTTTTTACTTACTAGGTTTGTTGGCGGACTTACAGAAAGGTATCCTGAAGTATTTGAAGGGGGTGGAAATTCCTCACAGCATCAATCAAATTTTGCAAAGAAGTGGAAAAATTACACCACAATTATGGAACTTGCCAATAATGACATTACAAAAGTAGATATTGTTACGAATGAACCATTAGAAAAATGTTTATTGTATTTATCCTATAAGAGTGATAAGAATGAATTAGAGGCATTACTTCACAGAGAGGCAATGAAGAAAATCCACTAATAATATTATCTTTCTTTGTTAAATAAATAAAACTTATGGGTATTTGGAGCAATAGTAGAAATGGTTCATTAAGATACTCTGTTAATAGACAGAATAATAGTGGTGTCTACATTGGACCTACCAAAGGATTAAGTTCACCAAAGAATAATAGAAGAGCGTGTTTATGTATGCATAGCGACACTTATGATAGAAGATGTTGTGAAGGATTCTTAATACAGCAAGGAATCGGTAGAATACAATCACCTGCTAATTTTAATCAAAAGGGCGAATTCAATACAGGTTATGATACTAACTTTGATACAGAAGCAACACAATAATAAAATATATGACAAAGCAAGAATTACAAGTAGTTAATCAAACCAATTTCCCTAACAATAATACGGGATATATTTCAGCTGAATTATTAAGGGAGTTTAATACAGATATGATTGATAATACTGTTAACCAAACAGTATATTCAACTGATAGTGCAAGTTTTGATAGTAGATTAGATGCACAGGAAGCATTTAGTTCTTCAATCGCAATAGATTATATAAACCAAAGTGAATTAAATGCAGCAACACAAAGTTTAAGTTCATCATTAGCAGCATCAATAAATGGTAAAGCATTATCTTCATCATTTAATACATTCACTTCATCAACAAATGGTAGATTAGATTTCTTAGAAGCAAAATCAGCATTTATATCTGCATCTAATCAATTTAATCAGGATAACTATTTTCAACAGCAAGTATATATTTTAGAAGATTTGAATGTAGTTGGTAAAGGTTCTTTTACTGGCTCATTGAGTAGTAGTGGAGTAGCGATAGTTGGTAGCTCAATCTTTGGTGGTAATGCATTTGATACATCTTCATTTAATGGATTTGTTAAGTTTAATAATCCTGATAAAGTATATTTTGGTACACAGAATTGGATAGATTTTAGTTCTTCAGTAGTTGTATTGTTAAACTCATCATCAGCATTTCCAGCATTTAGTTCATCAGTTCAAGGTCAAATAAATAATTTAAAAGATTGGAGTTCATCATTAGATTTAGTATACGCAACAGACGCAGAATTAACTCAATCAATAAATAATTTAAGTTCATCATTAACCGCTACAATTAATACAAAAGTAGATAGTGCGATAACAGGAGCATTCCTAACAACAGGTTCAGCAAACGTAGCACAAAATGTAAGTGGTGGTTTAACTCTTTTAGATAATCAAATATTAACAATTAAGAATGGTGGTATTGCTAATTTACAAAATACATGGGTAAAAGCATTAATAACAACATCATCTATAACAGTTGGTAATGGTGGTGTTAACGCTTCGGGTTCTTTTACTACAACAGATAATGTAGTAGCGGGAGGATATATAAGTGCAAGTGGAATTGTGACTGGTTCTAATTTTAGTACTTTAGCAACAACAGGAAGTAATACATTTACTGGAAATCAAACTGTTAATGCAAGAGTTTATGTTTCTTCATCAAACCAATATGATGTTGTATTAGAAGGACAATTATATATTTCATCTTCAGGAACAACTGCAACAACTAGACCATTGATTGTAATATCTGGCTCTGCAGGTGGTGGAGGAACAAATACAATAAGAAATAATAATATTGATGTATCAGCTCCATCTAATGCTGCTTATGTAAGAGTAACTAATTCATTTACAAGTTGGCAATCAACATTAGGACCATCTTCAATTAATATAGCAGGTGGTGGAACGATTGGTTTAAGTGCAAATACAGCATCATTTAGTTTACCTACATTATATGGTAATGATGGAGTAAGTGATGTAGCAGTAATTCAATTAGCAACAAGTGCAGCAAGTGCAAGTATATTAGTACCAACAACATTTACAAAAGCAATTAATATAACGGGTTCTGTTAATATAAGTGGCTCTTTAACAATAAGTGGTTCACAAAATGGTAATGTGACAGCATTAACAGTAAGTTCTAATACTGCATCTATTGATATGAGTAAAGGTAATTTCTTTACACTTACTATTCCATCTTCTTCAATTACTTTTATCACAGCAACAAATATTAATGCTGGACAAACAGTTGGTGTTAAATTATTACAGCAAGCAACAACAGGTTCAGTTTTATTTGATTCTAAATTTAAGTTTTGGAGTGGTTCACAAGGAATTAATACGGGTAGTGCAGCAGCGGGAGCGGTAGATATATTGACATTTGTTTCTTTTGATACAGCATCTTTATATTCAACATTAGTAAGAAACTTAGTTTAATATGATTATACAAACAGGATTTTTTGAAGGACCAACTCCACTTAAAATAGGACAATACTTTGAAGGAGGATATGTAGCCTATTTAACGGGTTCATTTCCAAATCAAAGTGGATTTGTTGTTTCACAGACTTGGGTAACTCCTATTTCCCCAAATTTAGGTTATCAATGGGGAGTTAGTGGAAATGATGTTGCGGGAGCGAGTGGAAGTGCGATTGGAACAGGAAAAATAAATACACAATATATTGTAGATTATTATAACGGAACGGGTATATATTCAGCAGCAAGTGCATCGCAAGTATTTACAAGTGATGGATATAGTGGTTGGTATTTACCTTCAGTAGATGAAATGGCGCAAGTATGTTCTGTAAAAGACCAATTAAAGTATGCATATTGGGATAGTTCAAGATATAGTTGGACTTCAACTCAATATAGTACATCATTTGCATATTGGTATGATATAAGAACAGGCGCTACGTGTGGAAGTGGAAGAATAACGTTTGGTAAAACTTCTTATCTTAATTTAAGACCAATTAGAAATTTTGTATATAACGGAAATAATGTTTATCAATCTCCACAAATATAATATGGATAAAGATATATTAGAAATAATGTTAGAATTAGCAGAAGATGAGAATGATGATTTAAAAAAAGAAATTTCTCATCTAATCCAAATCAATCATTCATTATGGAATTATGTAAACTATCTAATGAAAGGACAAGCTAATATTGAAGATAAGATTGATAAATTATTGGATATAAAGAATAGATTGAATTAAAAATAATGATAAAAAGGATTATATTTGTTAAATAATTAAAACCAAAAAGATATGAACGCAAAAGACGTATTAAGTAAAATAAGTAAACTTTTGAATTTAAGTTCAGAAGAAGTATTATTTGTAGATGCTAAAACAGCAGACGGAACAATATTACAATCTCCAACATTTGATTTAGGAGAAAAAGTAGAAGTAGTTTCAGAAGATGGAACTAAATCTCCAGCACCAGACGGAGAACATGAAATCGCATTGAAAGATTCAGAAGGTAACGAGGTAGTTATCAGAGTAGTAACTAAAGATGGTGTTATCACAGAAAGAGAAAATGTTGAAGAAGAGAAGCCAGAAGTACCTGAAAAAGGTGAAGAAGAAATGGCAGATGCAGATGCAGAAAAAATCAAAACAACTCCATTACCAGGAGCTCCAACTGAAGTAAATGATAAGCCTGAAAGCGGAAGTAAAAAATTCCCACCAAAAGGTAATCCATCTTCAATGATGAGTAAAGTAGAATTAGAAGGTGTTTATGGTCCTGAAGGTCCTTTGGGAGCACATCCTGAAACTGATGAAGTAGCACCATTACCTCAAACAGAAGATAAAGAGCAAGAAGTTGAAATCAATTTAGTAGATTTAGGAAAGATGGTGCAAGATATGGCATACAGAATTACTGAATTAGAAGCTAAGATTGGTGATTTAACAGATAAAAAAGAAATCAGTAGAGAAGCTGAACAAATAGCTAAAGAAAATGATATTAAATTTAATTTAGAAGATGCTTCAGAAGATAACCTACCAAAATTAGATGGTGCACCTGTTGAAATGGGTTCAGTATTTACTCCAGAAGAAATCAGTAAAAGATATGGTAAGAAAGTATCTAATTCACAAAACACATTCTTATCAAAATTATATAGATAAAAATATTATTAACAAAAAAATTATTGGAACAATGAAAAAAATTCAAAATTTCGCACAACCAAGTATCTCTACCACTTATGCTGGTGAGTTCGCGGGACAATACATCGCAGCAGCGTTGTTAAGTGCAAAAACATTGGATAACAAATTCGTTACTATCATGCCAAACGTGAAGTACAAAGAAGTTATCCAAAAAATCGCAGTTGCAAACATCGTTAACGATGCTTCATGTGATTTCACAACTTCAGGTTCAGTTACTTTATCTGAACAAGTAATTACTCCTAAAGAATTACAAGTTAACTTAGAATTATGTAAGCAAAACTTCGTAAACAGCTGGGAAAGTTTACAATTGGGTTACTCGGCTTTTGACGAGATTCCTAAATCTTTCACAGACTATTTGATTTCTTATGTTGGTGGTGTAGTAGCACAAGCAACTGAGCAATCAATTTGGAATGGTGATAATTCAGCAAACGGTCAGTTCGGTGGTCTTTACAGATTAATCACTGGTTCAGCTGCAATTTCATCTTCAGTATCTGGTTCAATCACTTCAGCAAACGTATTGAGTGCATTGGATGCATTAGTTAACGCAATTCCTGATACAGTATATGGTAAGGAAGATTTGTTAATCTACGCTCCAACTAACGTTGTTAAAGCTTACACTCAAGCATTAGCTGGTGGTGCACAAGGTGCAAACGGATACATGAATCAATTAAATGTTGGAGAAAAACCATTGAACTTTAACGGAATCGACATCGCTTTCTGTCCTGGTTTACCTTCTTCAGCATTAGTAGCAGCACAAAAATCAAACTTATTCTTCGGAACAGGTTTATTGAGTGACTACAATGAAGTTAAAGTATTGGATATGGCTAACATAGATGGTTCTCAAAACTTCAGAGTGATTATGAGATACACAGCAGGTACACAAATCGGTATCGCTAGTGACATCGCATATCATAAGAATGCATAATTAAACTAACTCATAGGTCGGTGGGGGTAAAACCTCACCAACTTATATAAACAAAAAACAGAAATACTATGGCGACATGTAACTTAACAGCAGGTAGACAAGAAGTTTGTAAAGAAAGTATTGGTGGTTTACAAGGTGTATACTTTATCAACTACAATACAGGTTCTTTCACAACTACTACTGATGGAACAACTGGAATGGTAACTATCACAGGATTACCAACTAGTTCTTCATTATATTACTACCAATTAAAAGGAACTTCGGCATATACTGAAACTGTTAACAGTAGTAGAGAGAATGGTACAACATTCTTCTCACAAGAGTTAGTTTTAAATCTTAAAAAGATTACTAATGAAATGAGTGCACAATTGAAATTGATGGCATATGGTAGACCAAAAGTTATCGTATGGACAAACAATGGAGATGCATTTGTAGCAGGTATCAAATTAGGATGTGATGTGACTGCAGGTACAATTCAAACTGGCGCAGCATTGGGTGACCTTTATGGTTATTCAGTAACTTTGACTGGTATGGAACAATTGCCGGCACCATTCTTAAGTGGGTCAACAACAGCAGATGCATTTGCAGCAGTAGCATTAAACGGCTCTACTATCGTATACAGTTAATCGTATAACGAATTAAATAATTAAAGGGGATAATTCTTTGGAGTTATCCCTTTTTTTGTTTATATTAGAGATATTTACTTTTCACTTTGTT